ATTTCCGCAAGAATAGATGAAAGAGCAGATAAATCGTATGCTACACAAGTTTATTACTGTCAATCAATCGGTGCTACAAGAATGGAATCTGCGAAAGTTGTTCCAATTGTTGCAATCGAAGCTTAATCAAAAGGAGATATAAATTATGGCTAATTCAATACAATATGCTAAAATAGTTAGTGTTCCTTCTGAAAAAGTTGATACTAACGAACTTGCTGGTAGAGTAAGAGTTGCTTTTGCAGAATATGAAGCAGCAACAGAACAATCTACCATCACTATGTTTACAATACCTAATGGTGCTAGATTATTATCTGGTGTACTCTCTCATGATGCACTAAATTCATCTACAACATTATCAGTTGGTTACGCAGCTCATACAAAAGCTGACGGAACTGCTCAAGCACTTGATGTGGATGAGTACAAAGCTGCAGCAGCTTCAACATCAGCAACAAGTTCTGATGCTTTAGTTACTATGGCTTTAGGTAAAAATAGCGTAGTTGATGCTAACGAAGATGGTTTACCAGTTACAGTTACATTAGCAGGTGCTGATGGAGCTGGAACTATCCAACTTCAAATGTTCTACGTTCTAGACTAGTATAAAATTATTTTAAGGGGTGGAAGCGAGAGTGGAAACCCCTTAGAGTGCATGAAACAAATTAAAGATTTAAAACCTGTATTACATCTTAAAAAAGACAATTACATTTACAGGTATGTATTAGTAGACAGATTTCAAAATGATGGTAAAAATCATTATGGTTTTGACACTAAACAAGAAAAGACAGTAGAAGAAATTTTTGCGTTAAAAAAAGATAGACAAATCAGACGCAAGTATATAATAAGGAAGTAATATGGCATCAGTAGTAGGAATATGTAATGGAGCATTAAATCAACTGGGAGCTACAACAATACTTTCATTAACAGAAGATTCAAAAAACGCTAGACTTTGTAACTCAAGATACACTCAAGTTAGAGATGCTTTGTTTAGAACACACCCTTGGAATTGTTTACAAAAAAGAATAGAGTTAGCTTTAGATACCTCTGCACCTACTTGGGGTTTTAAATATTCTTATACCTTACCAGCAGATTGTTTAAGGTTACTTAGAATATTAGATTACGATACGAATTATAAAGTAGAGGGTAGAAAAGTTTTAAGTAATAGTGAAACTATGAAAATATTATATGTTTCAAGAGTTACTGATCCCAATGAATATGATGAGTTATTAAGAGAAACAATATCTGCATCATTAGGTGCTGACATTGCTTTTGGAGTTACATCTAATAATCAAACAGCTAAAAATATGTATGAACTGTTTAAAGATAAATTAAGAGATGCTAGATTTGTAGATTCAACTGAAGGTCAAAACGTAGAACAAGACCTAGGTATGGCAGATGTTATAGACGCAGGTACTTTTATAAACTCAAGGTTTTAATCAATGGCTAGAGTTGCAGTTGAGCTAACAAACTTTACAGGTGGTGAATTATCACCAAGGCTAGATGGCAGAAATGATTTAACCAAATATTCCTCTGGTTGCTCAACATTAGAAAACTTAGTTGTATATCCACATGGAGCTGCTGCTAGACGACCAGGAACAACATTTGTTGCAGAGGTTGCAGATAGCGATAATAAAACAAGATTAATTCCTTTTGAATTTTCAACAACACAAACTTATATGTTGGAGTTTTCAAATTTAAAAATAAGATTCTATAAAGACAATGGTTCTATTTTAGAAGGTGATAAAACTATAACAGGAATTACAAAAGCTAATCCAGGAGTAATTACTTGTAGTTCACATGGTTATTTAACTGGAGATGAAATACTTATTACTGCTATTGTTGGCATGACAGAACTTAACAATAAAAGATTTTTAGTTGTTAAAATAGATGCTAATACTTTTTCTTTAAAAGATAAAGATGGTGTAGCAATTAACACTACAAGCTTTACTACTTATAGTTCAGCAGGAACTATGAACAGAGTTTATACAATCGCCTCTCCTTATACTACTGCAGAATTATTTGATATTAAATTTGCACAATCAGCAGATGTTATGTATATTACGCATCCTTTACATGAGGTTGAAAAATTATCTCGTACTGGTCATACCTCTTGGACATTAGCAGATGTTGAATTTACTAAAGGACCATTCCAAGATGCCAATATTACAACAACTACTTTAACACCAGCTTCAGCATCTACAGGATCAAGAGATATTACTGCATCTGCAATTACTGGTATTAATGGAGGTGTAGGATTTTTAGCAACAGATGTAGGTAGACAAATACATTTTAATGCAGGATATGCAACAATTACAGCAAGAACAAGTTCAACAGTAGTAGTTGCTGATGTAACTACAGCATTTACAAATGGTAATGCTATTACTGATTGGTATCTAGGAGCATTTTCAGATACTACAGGACACCCTTCTTGTGTAACTTTCTTTGAACAAAGATTAGTATTTGCAGGAACAACTAATCAACCACAAAGTATTTTTTTTTCAAGGTCTGGTGATTATGAAAACATGGATGCAAACATTGGTGGAACAATAGCTGATGATGATGCAATCATTTATACTATTGCTTCTAACCAAGTAAATGCCATTAGATTTATGACATCTACTAGAACTTTAATTATAGGTACAGCAGGTGGTGAATTTACTGTATCTGGTGGTGGTACAGATAGTGCAGTTACACCAACTAACATTCTAATTAAAAAACAATCTAATCATGGTGCTGCAAATGTAGATGCTATAGCTGTAGGTAACGCCACATTATTTTTGCAACGTGCTAAAAGAAAAATTAGAGAACTAGCTTACAACTTTGATGTAGATGGTTACATTGCACCTGATATGACTATTCTTGCAGAACACGTTACTGAAGGGGGTCTAACACAAATAGCTTATCAACAAGAACCTAACCAAATTATTTATGGAGTTAGAGGAGATGGTGAGATGGTAGGTTTAACTTATCAAAGAGAACAACAAGTAACCGCTTGGCATAGACATATTTTTGGTGGTAGATTTGGTATAGCAACAATTACAGTTTCTGATTATGCAAACATTGCTACTGCTAATAAAATAATTTTATCAAAATCAGATGGTACAACTGTTACCTTTACATCAACAACAGGTACTGCTGGAACAAATGAATTTAAAACTGAAACCAGTAATAATGCTACAGCAACTAATTTAAAAACAGCTATTAATGCACACGCTGATTTTACTGCAACAGTAGCTAGTGCAGTTGTAACTGTTACTGAAACCTCACATGAATCAACAGGATATTTAACAATTAAAACTTTTGATTCAATAAGATTAACAACAGTAAATGAAGGTAAGTCTCAGATTGAAAGTACTGCAGTTATTCCAACTGATGATACAGAATATCAAGTATGGGTAATTGTTAAAAGAACAGTTAATGGAATTACAAGAAGATATGTTGAATACTTAAATGTATTTGACTTTGATAAAAATGATAAGACTACATTTAATTTTTTAGATAGTGCTTTAAGTTATAGTGGTGCAGCAGTTACAACTCTTTCTGGTTTAGATCACCTTGAAGGACAAGTGGTTGGAGTATTAACAGATGGTGCAACGCACCCAGATAGAACTGTTACCTCTGGTGCAATTACTTTAGATCGTTCTGCAACAAGTGTTAAAGTAGGATTAAACTATACATCTTTATTACAAACAATGAGATTAAATGCTGGATCACAAGATGGTACATCACAAGGTAAGACTAAAAGAATATATGATATTACAGTAAGAATGTTTGAAACAATTGGTGTAGAGGTTGGATCTAATTTATCTGATATGGAAAGAATACCTTTTAGAAATTCTGCTGATTTAATGGATGAAGGAATACCACCATTTACAGGAGACAAACAGGTAGAATTTAGAGGAAATTACGAGACAGATGGGTTTATCTATGTTAGACAAACTCAACCTTTACCTTTTACAATTTTATCGTTATACCCAAGGCTAGTAACAAATGATGGATAATAAACTACATATAGTACCTTATACTTCAGAGCATGGTAATTTTATTTTATCATGTCAATTAAACCATAAATTAATGGATGAAGATGCTAAGTTTGGAGGAGACGCAATAAATTTAGTAGAAGAGAATTTAGCTTTTACAGGTACTGTTAATGACAAACCTATCTTTGCCGCAGGTATGAAAATGATTTGGGGTCAAGTTGCAGAAGGTTGGGTCATTGCTACACATGAAGTTTGGAATCATCCATTAGCAGTAGCTAAAGCAATCAAAAAAGATTTTGCTATTGTTGCTAAAAAAAATAATATTAAAAGAGTTCAAACTGCTGTAAGGGTAGATTTTGATAAAGGTTTAAGATTTGCTAAATGGTTAGGTTTAGAAAATGAGGGTTTAATGAAACACTATGGCTTTGATGGTTCAGACCAATACAGATTTGCGAGGATATTTTAATGAGTTGGGTTACACCTTTAGTTTCTATAGCGGCAGCAAGACAAGCATCAGCAGCAGGTAAATATAACCAAGCTGTTCAAGAAAGAAATGCAAAAGTTGCAGAACAAGAATCTGAAAGACTTGAACAACAAAAAGAATTTGATATTGCTAGATTTGATCAACAGTTTACACAATTACAAGGAGAAACTAAAACAGCTATATTAACCTCAGGTGTAGAATTATCTGGTTCTGGTCTAAATATTATGAAATATAATGCTCAACAAGCAGAAATAGAAAAAGATATTTTAGATTATAATTCTAAAGTTGCACAATCTCAAAAAATGGAAGAAGCAAACTTTGCAAGAATGAGAGGACAAGTTGCAAGAAACGAAGCAAGAGCCGCTGAACTTGGATATTATGCTCAAGCAGGTCAAAGTTTAATGACTAATTATGGATAATTATTATGCCTAAAATTCCAACATTTACAGCAAAAGGTAGACCAACAGCAGAAGTGGGATCTGTAGCATCTAATATAAGAATTGATCCAAGAGCAACTATGGCAGCATCAATATTACCTGCTGCTAGAGCTATAGAGAGTTATGCAATAAAAAAAAGAGATAATGAAGAAAAGTTAATTGCTAAAAAAACAGTATTAGAATTAAAAGCGGAATCTGATAAAATTATTCAATCACAAAAAGATAACATTAGTGAAGAAGAATCTATTAATAATTGGAAAAATACTTTTACACCCTTAATAAAACAAAAATTATCTACTGTTAAAAATAGAAGAGTTAAAAAATTAATTGAAAGTGGTATTGATTTAGAAAATTCTGAAAGTGTTTATCATTTAAAACAAAACTCTTTTAAAGCATATGAAAAAGAAAGTGTTAAAACTTATAATGATGATATTAATGCAGATTTAGCAAAATTTAAAACTGAAACAAATCCAGTATTAAAAGAAAAATATAAAAACCAATTATATATAAAAGCTGAATTATTTAATGAAGAGCATATGTTAGGATCTAATGATCTTAAAAAAAGAAAAGAAGCTATTGATAGTGTTTTATTATTAACAGATACTGATTCTTTTATTGGTACTCCTGATGCTGTAAATAAAATTAAAGAATTAGATAAAAGTGTAAATGGTGTTAAGTTTTTATCTGATGAAAATTTTAATAATTCTATTTACAATTCTTATGTACAAAAAATTGAATCTATAGCAGTTAAGGGAGATCCCAATTCTGATTATGAAGAAGCTGAAAGATTGTTAAATGAATTAGAAAATACTGAAAGATATACTGGTAGTAAAACTATTTCTGGAAAAAGAGAAAAAGCATTTGCAACACTTAAACAAAGAGTTTTAACTGAAAGCATTGGACATGATACTTTTGTTAGAAAGATTGAACAAGGTAATAAATTCTATACATATCAAACAGAACAAAAAAAATTATTAGAAGGAACTTTTTTTAACGCTTTTGATGCTTCATTTAATAAAGATGTTAATAAAGAAAGAGCAGTAGAATCTAGTCTTGAATATGATTCAAGAATAGATTTATATGTACAATCAAATCCAGATGCAACTTACAATGAACAACAACAATATGCTAGACAGCTTAGATTAGATTTAGTTGATAAGTACGAAGAAGTTTCAATACAACAAATAACAGCATTTAATTTAGAAGAAAATAAATTTAATGTAATTAGAGAAACATCTAATGTAATTTCATTGTACGAACAATATCAAACAGATCCTAGTCAAAAAAATATTTTAATAACAATGGCTAGATTAAATGGTTATGTAGACGAAAAAGGTAAACCTCAAGTTAATAAATTTTTTAACGACTATATTGAAATTCTTAAATCAAGACAAGAAGGATAATCATGGCAGATGTACAACTATCTGAAGAAGCTCTAAAATTTATTGAAGAGTCTAAAAAAAATATTAATAAAGTAAAACCAGTTAATTCTGGTTTAATTACCAATCCAGATGAAAAAGATTTTAATTTTTGGAATACAGCAGGAAGATTAACTTTATCAGCAGGTCAAGGTATTGTTAATGCAGTAGAAGAACAAGGTGATTTTTTAGATGAAAATATAGTTTCATTAGGTGGATTATCATTTGGTGATGGTGATGGTAAAACTGAATTAAAAGATTTTATACCAAAATATGTAACACCAAAAAAATGGAAAGAAGGTGGTTATTCTCAACAAAGAAATTTACCTGTGTTTCATAAGCCAGAAGGTATTGGTGAAAATTTAACCGAAGGTGCAGCAAGATTTGTAACAGGATTTATAGGAACATCTAAAATATTAAAAGGTGTTGGTCTAGGCGGTAATATAATTAAGACAGGATTAAGAGGTATGACAGCTGGAGCTGTTGCTGATCTTACTGTATTTGATCCTAACGAGGGTAGACTATCAGATATGTTGGTAGAGTTTGATTCACCTGTATTGAATAATGCAGTTACTCAGTACCTAGCTACAGATGAAGATGATACTGAGATGGAAGGTAGATTAAAAAATGTACTTGAGGGTATGCTTATTGGTGGACCACTTGAAATATTGTTTGGTATTAAAGCATTTAAAAAAGCTAAAAAAACTAAAGACATAGCAGAGAAAGAAAAAATTTATAAAGAAACTGGTGAAGCAATTAATAATTTAAAAAAACCTAAAATTAAAAAAGTA